TTGGTACTGGTGGCACTGGAGCCGTAAACATTGGTAACGCAACAGGTAATACTGCTGTAACAGGTTCTTTAACAGCTTCTACAGGATTAGTAGCTACCACAGGTGGTATCACAGCAACTGGTACAAGCAATATTAACACTTCAGGTGCGGCTGTAACAACAATCGGAACAGGCGGTACTGGTGCTGTCAATATCGGTAATGCTACTGGCAATACAGCTGTTACAGGATCTCTGACCACAACAACAACTCTAACAGCCACTTTAGGGGCTATCACAGCGACTAATGGCAACTTAGTTTTAGGCACTGCTGGTAACAAGATCATGTCCACAAGCGTAGCAAGCACCACAACTGCTGGAGCTAACTCTTTCGGTAAGGTAACACTAGTGGGTGGTACTGCTACCGTGAGCACTACAGCTGTGACAGCAAGTTCGATCATCATCTTGACAAGACAAACAGTTGGAGCTACTGGCGCAGCAGCTCTTGGTATCCTAAGCATCGGAACAGTTGTAGCGGCTACAAGTTTCATTATAAATGCCTGGAAAGTTTCAGATGCTACTGATCTTGCAATAACCGATGTTTCTTCAATTGGTTGGATGATCATTAACTAAGGAGTCATATGTCAGCAAAGAAAGTCTACTTTGACACACTAAGATCCCTGGCTTTTGGGAGCATATCCGGCACTTATGCAGCAGTGGGGTCTCCACTGACTGTACAGGGACGCATCATATGCTTCACCAACAAAACCCAGGGAGACATGATCTTTAGTACGGATAGCACCAATGCTACAGGTCAGATCATTGTTCCAGCTAATTCGTTCAAACTCTATGACTTTGTTGCGAACTTGATTCCTGGAAAAGACGATAGCTTCGTAATAGCTGAAGCTACCCAATTCTATGTTAAGCAAGTCGCAGCTCCTGTGAGCGGATCTATTTACATTGAAATTATCTATGCATAAAAACAGGATTTAAACGGACATGAAAACAATCAAAAGACTTAAAGAGTTTATGTATACGTTGTTAAAATTGGTTCGTTTAACCAAGTAAGAACCAAGGGGTAAATAGTGAGCCAAGCAGGATTACTTGATACATCTGGTAGTGGCCCACTTCCACCGGAAGTTGCTACCCAATATGTAACTGATTCTGGGACAGCTATACCAGCAGCTAATATTCTAAACGTGTTCACTCCTAGTAGTGGATTAGAGGGAATAGCTACATCAGGATCAGGAAACACGGTCACTATCACATTACATGCAGCATTCATCTCTCCTCCTGTTCCTAATGTGGATATGACTGCTCCAATTGGAACTGCTTATGCACTTTTCACTCCTATAAGGGATTACGTTCTGACTGATGTTTTCTCAGTCGTAACAGCTCTTGATAGCCCAATGAATCAAGTAGGTTTTACTTTGGGATGGATAGGGCCTGCTTATGACAATTACAGTGTTAGTGCAACTTTTGGAAAGACTATGAATGCAGTTGGAGATGTTGGATCCACTGGCTTTCTTTTTAGTGAAGCTAAAATTATTCCAGCAGGACAAACTTTATTTATGGAGATACAAACGCCAGTTGTCGCAATAGCAGATGTTGAAACAATGTATGTACAGGGATTTTATGTATGAGCCAAGCAGGAATTATAAGCACAGCGGCAGGTCCTCCACCACCATCTGTTGCCACAGATTATGTAACGGACAATGGAACGGCAGTTCCTGCGTTAAATATTCTTCTTGTTAACGGTAAAGACTCTACTGAGAATAATGCTAACGGGATTATCACTAAAGGCGGTGTTGTAGGAACTGGAACATCTAATGAGATGGATGTGGTTATTACTAATCGCCTTCAAGGCACTGTTTCTACAGTAGGATTGACTACAACCCCTATGATTACATTCACACCCACAGTCATAGGCACTTATGCCATCGAATGTAGAATTTCAGCCTACAATACAACAGCCACTTTAGGGGCTGGATATAGCGTTTTTGGAACTGTTCGCTTTGATGGGGTGAATTCAAACTTATGTGGAACCCCTGACAAGATAGTAAACGAAGAAGGAGCTATGTCATCTGCTAATGTAACACTCACTGTCGCTGGTGCTAACATTCTAGTGAACGGTGTTGGCTATGCAGCTCAAACTATCAATTGGTCCGGTGTTGGACTCTACACATTTATAGGAGTGTGATATATGGCAGGTTTTGAAAATGATGTCGTGTATGCTCTAAATGCCGACTTCACAAAATCAGATAATCAGGCACCGTCATCTTCTAATGGATTAGCTACTAATGGTCAGCTATGGATAGGGTCTACAGCAGCAAATGCTGGTGGAACTCATATCAACGTTGGTACTCTTACCTCTCCTAATGGAACACTTTCCTTTGGTTATTCATCCCCAAATATCACCGTTGAAGTCGTTAGTCAAAACTTCGCCCCTATAGGCGCTCTACAATACTTTGCTCAAGGTGGAACAGACACTACTTATCCTGGTCCACAGTGGTTGAAGACAGATGGTTCAATTTTATCACAAGCAACTTACAGTACTCTTTTTTCTAGAGTAGGATTAATCAATTCTGGAGGTACTGTTTGGGCTGTAAGAACTTCCCCAACTACGACCACGATTAACGCTGTGGCTGGAGGCCCATCCAGTTATGTTTTTGGTGCAGCTGGTACAGCTAACATGGGAACATCAACAGATAGTATCACATGGACTAAAATCTATCCTCCAACAACCACCCAACTACGTAGTATCATTTATGCAGGTGGTCAATTCGTTGGTGTAGGTGATGGAGGTGTAGTTGTCACTTCAACAGATGGTATTCTTTTTGACACTAGAACTCCATCCTTAGCATCAGGTACAGGAAATAATGGAAACCTTCTTATTTATAGTGGTACAAAATATGTTTCTGGTGGTGCTACAGGGCAAATATGTACTTCAACGGATGGCTCTGTTTGGACAGGTAGAAATAGTCAAACAACTTCCACTATACTATCAATACTATTTGCAAGCAGCCTTTATGTTCATGCGGGAGTAGGAGGAGAGCTAGCCACATCAACAGATGCGGTTACTTGGACACCAAGAACTAGCGGAACAACTTCACAAATTCAAAGTCTCACTAAAGGCACTGTTTACGTTTATGGCGCTGCTGGAGGATTAGTCGCTACATCTACTGATGCGATTACCTGGTCAGCTCAAGTCTCTGGAACAGCTAGCCCAGTATGGAGTTTAGGTTTTGGTAATAGTGTGTATGTATTTGGGTGTACTGGAGGATTTTTAGCTAGTTCTACTGATGCCGTTACCTGGACATCTAGAACAAGCCAAACAACCAGCACTATCAACACAATTACTTATGGCACCGTTTATGCCTATGGAGCTGGTGGAGGAAGAATCGCAAGCTCTACTGATGCCACAACAGAACCAGTGGAACAACAAGTACGATTCTTTCTATGGCCTTCGCAAACAGTCTTTACGTTTATGCAGGGGTAGGTGGCGCTCTAGCAACATCTACAGACGCAACTACTTGGACAAGTAGAAGCGGTGTAACAACCTCTAATATTTATGGGGTGGCTTACGACGGTGTAAAATGGACTGCTATTGGTCAAGCTTTTGCTTTAACTTCAACAGATGCAATCACCTGGGTTACTGTAACTCAATCTGGAACAAACCAAGCTCTACAAGGTTTGACTTATGGTGGTGGATTATATGTCACTGGGGGTGGGGCAGGAACTCTTTTAACTTCCACAGACGCTACAACCTGGACAAGCAGAACAAGTAATACAGCTTCTCAAATAAATGCATTAACTTTTGGGACTGTTTATGTTTACTCCACTCAGGCAGGCGGTATTGGTTCGTCTACAGACGCGATCACATGGACGGCAAGATCTAGTGGCACTACAAGCAGTCTTTTCGGGTTAGCTTATGGGGGTACTTATATATCTGTAGGAGCGACAGGAGCTGCATTGACATCAACAGACGCTACAACCTGGACAACACTCTCAGGTTTAGTAACTACCCAAACACTAAAGTCGGTAATTTTTGGTGGTTCATTGTATGTGACCGCAGGATTTAATGGTTTGCTATTTACTTCTTCAAATGCTGTTACATGGACTGCACAAACAAGCAACACAACCTCTTCATTAAACAGCTTGGGTTATGGAACTTATTATGTAGCAGTAGGTGAGGGAGGAGCAATAATTAGCTCTAGCGGAACATATCCTTATAACTCAGCAACACAATTTCAGTTGCCGACAGATGCCGGAATCGGTATAACCACGGAGTTAACAACAAACTTTAAAAGATCGCTTTTCATAAGGGCTACATAATGAACTCGAAGCTTTTTATAGCAACCCCAGCATTCGATGGCAAAGTTCACGTTCCTTTCGCTATAGCTTTAGCTGAAACTTTTGCTTTGTGTGCAAAAAAACATATTGGTATTGAATACAGGGTTTTAACTTCCGGATCTCTTCTGTGTGCTGAAAGAAATCGACTAGTAAAAGCATTCTTGGAATCTGACTGTACTCACATGCTTTGTATTGATTCCGACTTGGGGTGGCCGGCAGAAGCGGTGGTCGCTTTATTGCGAAAGCAAGAGCATTTCATTGCAGGATGTTATCCAACAAGAACTGATAAGGTTTTCCTTTTTAGACCAGTGGTAAATGAAGACCAATCTTTGATCGTCAATCAAGACAAAGGTCTAGTCAAGATGAGCTATATTCCCGCGGGATTCATGCTACTGACAAGAGAACTTCTTGAGAAGATGGTAAAGGATAACCCCGATAGAAACTTCGTTCCTAAAGATCCATCCAATCCTCCAGGGTGTGCCTTATTCAATACAGAGATACATGAAGGAGAATTTTGGGGGGAAGATTATGTATTTTGCCGTCTGGCTAGACAGTCAGGATTCGATATATGGGTAGACCCAATGATTCAGTTTAACCATGCAGGAAACATAGGAATGTTGGCACAGGTATTGACTGAAAAACCTCCTGAAGAAACGGCAAAACAGTAGTTCTTTACTTCTTCTTTCCTGCTTGAGCCATTGATTCCATCTTCTTAACTCCATACTTCTTCATACCTACAGCAGCTGCTACTGCTGCCGGATTAGAAGCTCCCGACTTTGCAGCTGACTTCTCTACTGCTTTGAATCTTGATCCTGAACCTAGTTTTGCTTTAGCCATTTTTATTCTCATTCTTATATTGACTCATTACTCTTATTAGAATCTCTTGTCTTTCTTCGCTGTCTAGATTTCCTTCCTGGAACATCTTGCATAACCACGAGGCTTCGCATGCCAGTTCCCGATTGATCCTGTTGGCCTCTATCTGCTTCTCTGTTAACTTCATTCTTTGTACCTCTTAGATTTACTACCCACGCGTCATTCAAGATTTGTGGGTACATTGTTACTAGATATTGATCTGGTTTTCTATAGACTAGTTCTTCTTCCATGATGCTACATAGGTAAGAAAGATAAGGCGAAAGCAACCAGTGCTAGAGTAACAAGAGCTATAAATATTCCCATGACGACATTAGATTTCTTAGCTTTTTCTTCCATGCTTTATTCCTTTGGTTCAGCAAGTTTTTTTTTGTTCTTCCATGTATTAAACAAGTCTATGATTTCGTTCTTTTCAAGAAGTTTCTTTACACATTGCGGTTGCGTCCACTTGAAATGTTCCTGGACTACTTTGATATATTCCATCACTAGATAATGATCTTCTTTGTCGAATTTACTGAGGAGTTCTTGAAGGTTATTTTCATCTTCCATTGGATTTTCTGGGATCTCCATAGGGATATCTGTCGGGATTAATATCTCAGCTTCAGTAGCTTTTATCTCACCTTCTACATAACAACCTCCGATGATATCTGGAGCAATCTGTCTAGCGAGCCTAGATATTGCCCTGGCAAAGCACATATCTTTAGGATTCTTTACCCATCCCCCTCCTGGCTTTACAAGGCCAGCTTTCTGGGCTTCGGAAACGGTATAAGATACAGTGACGGTATCTCCACTATCGCTGCGTGAGCCTACGAGAACGCACTCATCATCTGAGCTCTTCTGGATAGATATCTTGATACCAGCTCTACGCATCATGGCATTCATAAGCCTAGCAGATATTTCCAGCTTGCCTTGTATATTTGCTATACCCCCATTCAGTGCTAGCATTGGAGGTACTCCTAACTCTCTAGCTGCGAGGATTGTCATCATAATCCCTGGCTGTCCACCGAAGTTTTTGTAGAAGTTACTTTCAGCTGCCTGTTTAGAGATAGTCGTGAACACCATCATCTCATGCTCAGAAGGCAGAGAGCGAACAATGGGACCCACCTGCATCTCTTGTGAGGGCTGTACGATTATACATATTGTAGATCGGGTTATTGGCTAATTCATATGCCCATGCTGCTTCATCTTTTCTCTCATAGTCTCTTATATCGTCCCCATAATCCCCTCGAACGGGACGACAATTTGATGGTGATTGGCTTCGAACTTTTTCTGCGCTTTTTACGGGCAGTTTGTTTTTTTGCCACTTGTCTAAACGCTCTTGCATAGAAGGACTTAGATCCGACATTCTTTACTCCTGTTGAAAAAAGTGAACCCACACGCGGTAAATGCTTAAAAAAAAACCATCGTCGATTGGGTATTCATATATCTTGGCTTGCTTGCCGTGCTTATTTAGATGAAGGAAGTAGATTTTCTTGATGTCATGGCCTGCTTTACGTGCAAGATATGCATAAGCACACCCTTGTGCTTCCCATGTTTTAGAAGGTCGATAGGAAGTCTTTAGATCCATTACCGCAAGACCATCTGGTGTGCGAAGTATGAGATCTACTTGGCCTGTAATTTTCAATTCATCATCCCAAAAACGTTGCTCCATCATGACCACCACTTTTTGAATGATTCAACGTATCCGCGCGTTTCATCATCGACATCTATCTCACCAATTCCTTCGATGATGCCTTCGCAGATTTTGTGTACCTTTGTACCTCTAGCTGCTGCGTGAGCAACTATTTCAGAATCTATCTTTTCAAGTCCTGAAAACGGGTATAAGATATTGGTTACTCTTGAATAAGTTTCTCTAGTTTTTTTGTCTTCCACGGTATAAAGTCTGTATGGGTTAATGTTGTTTTTCTGAGGTTTTTAATGTTGTAACCGACACCACATGAGTGTAAAAGTTTATTTGAACTCAACGTAATGATTTGTCTTTTTCATGACAAGCAAAATTTTTAACGTGAGATGAAAATGCTAGGGAATTATTGTGTTTGAAACTATTGGTGTAAAAAAAGTATTTGCTATGCTAGAGTGCGAAAGCAAAGGAGACACACAGGGTGGTACTCAACATTTACAAGAACGAAAAGAAGTGACAAGAACAAATAAACAACTTACGGTAAAAACAAAAAGCTCCGAAGAATAAACCTCGGAGCCCTAAGTTCTCTATAGACCTAAAACACAAACTTGATAAGATTCTTCCCGGAATCTCAAAGCTAACGCAGAAACCACGTTCAGCTTATCAAGTCCAGGAATTTAGGTCTATAGAGAACTCCAAACAGGAGAACTATGGACCTATACACATTGACCTCTCAAGAGGTGCTAGAACGAATTTCACGGCACTGTCCTCAAGCTTTAAGTACATACTTACAATGCATCAATCGTGCTAACTCAGACGGCACAATCTTCTTCAATAGAGCAGTTGTTGAAATTGACATGTCTGAACGATGGACACCTTTCCGTAATCACATTAAGAAATTAGCCCTTGAAAACCTATTGCAGTGGTCACCATTCAACGGTGGCATAGCAGTAACCCTGGTACCTCATGATGATGATGAGTGAGCAAGGATACTGCTGCGATAGCTGTTTTGATCTAATAGCGCGTAGAAGCACAGATGGTGCACGTCTATGGCTAGATCTATGCGAGATATATCATAAGTCAAAAGCTATCTTAGCATGTCGATACAGAGAAGGCTCAACATCTATTCGTGTTCTCGAAGTCCTTGGATTCATAGTCACTACTGAAACCACGGACAAGATCTACATAAAAGTCATGGGAAAAGTCACTGATGAAACGGGCACTTACTTTTGCGGAGGCAGGTGCCATGAGTGATGAAGAAAAAACATGCAGTAGATGTTTCTGTAAGAAGATCCTTCACATGGATTTCTACATGTGCCAAGGAGTCTACAGAAGTGAGTGCAAGAAATGTACGATCAAAAAGAACGTTGCTTATCAGAAACGTGTTGGAAGATGGAAAGAACGTTTTATCGATGAAGATGATAGGAAAGCCTACATGAAGAAATACTATGAAGCGAACAAGGAAAAGTTTGCTGCATATCGTGAGGCTTTCAGAAACAAAAACCCAGAGTATTATAAACTTTACGCAAGGAATAAGAAGAATGAAAAACAATGAAGAAGTGAAAATAGGGAGCCCTGACAGCTCCCACCAGAATACTATAAACTACGACTCAATCGTAGCTGATAGTGCCAATAATGTCAAACCTACTGATGAGCCATCAGGGATTTCTCATAGTTTTGACACAGGTTATGCCATAGCCTATGGACCTAATGAAGCTCTGATGATTAGAACGTTTCAGCTTTTCATAACTGCTAATGCAAATCGAGGACACAACTTTCACGAAGGGCGTTTTTGGACATACGATAGATTAGAAGATTTTGCAAATCACTTTCCTTACTGGAGTATCCAAACCGTCAGGACAACTATAGCTTCTTTGATTAAACAGGAAGTGATTGTTAAAAGTGCTTTTAATGCACATTGGAGTAATAGAACTGTTTGGTACGCATTTAAAGATCAAGATAAATTCATCAAAAACATTAAAGTTCCAAAAACACCTTCTCCTTTGCCACCTTCCGATTTGTCCAAACAGGCAAATGGGTATTCTAAAGAAAAGATTGCCGATTTGTTGAAATCAACAAATGACAGATGTGAAAATCCACAAATGTCAGATGTTGAAATTGGCAACTGTAATATAGGTAACTATTCTATCACTTCTTCTATCTCTATATCTTCCTTAAAGGTTTCAGCGGAAGAGCAAGCGCCTAGCGGCGCCATGTCGGCTAAAGCCGACGAGAAGATTTCTCGCGATCTTCCTCAGAAGAAGTCGAAGAAGGCCAAGACTGAATTCTCAGACGAAGTGGTAGCTGTAGCAGACGAGATGATCAAAATCCTCAAGACTCACGAGCTTGACTACTCTCCACCTCCCAACCTTGCGCCGTTCCGAACGGAAGTAGACTTCCTGCTGCGAATCGATAAGCGCGAATCTCAGAAGATCTTCGATGTCCTGAACTGGGCTCTCTCAGATTCCTTCTGGAGACCGAACATTTTCAAGCCTAATCCAGCTAAGTATCTCAGAGAGAAATTCCTTCAGCTCAAGAACAAGATGGACGCTAAAGCTCCTGAGAAAAAGATAGATCGTAAGGGATTTGCTCCTTGTTCAGATGACAAAAAAGCATATGAAACTCTCAAGAAAATGGAGAAGAACACTCTATGAAAACATTAGCATCTGTTTGTCAAAATGAACTTAATTCACTAACCGAAACAAAGGATTACATTTGTAACTTCGTATTTGGACCTTTTGGTTATAAACATCTTAACGAAGCAATTAACTCAAACAAACACAAGTGTGAATTCTGCAATGGATCTCAGCATTACAGCCCGATCATAGACCCAAATGTCTCTGATGAAAGAGCATGGTTGTGCGGGAACGCTATTTGCGTGGTCAACACAGCGAAAATCCCATCAAGAGCTACCACCACACCACCCATGTTGCGTAAAGCGCTAGAATGGGCCTTATTTTGCGAATTAAACACCATTGGCGATATCCATCATGACGTTAAGTTTGAAAAGATCGAACAATCGCAAGGAAAGATCGATTACTTGAAGAAGTTCGTAGTCAAACCTTCGGGAATTCTTCTTATGGAAGGAGATCCAGGAACTGGCAAGACTTACGCAGCTATGGCCGTATGCGAGAAATTCACTCGAACAAGTACCTCTTGTATCTTCACGACCCAGAAGCAGATGTTCAATAACTGGCTTGCGACCTTCAAAGACGGGAATGTTAGCAACTACGTTGATCGAGTGCTAAACACTAACCTCTTGGTCATCGATGACTTCGGGACTAAAGATAATTCTCCCGGTTTTATGGACTTTTTCATGGAGCTAATCAACACACGCATGCAGTGGACAGATAGAGGAACTATCATTACGACTAATCTTACTCTAAAGGCACTTTCTGAGTTTTGTGGTCAAGCGTTAGCCGATCGATTAAACACCGGTCAGAGATTTAAGTTTGAAGGTGAAACTAGAAGGGAAAAACCAATTTTATGACTAGCATTCAATGTTTACTGTGCGATAGTTCCTTCCCTGTCACCACAAAAAATGAAAGGTATTGCGATACTTGCAAGCCTTATAAAAATGTCCTTAAGTCAAATAAGAATTGGCTTGAAAGAGGCAAAAAAAAGAGTAAGGTAAATCCCGTTAATATTGGATACCTTTTTAAACCAAGCAACAACAAAAAAGTAAGCAGAGGATAAATCATGTCAGACATCAAATTCATAAGTCAAGAATCGTTCCCAGATGATTCATACACAAAAGAAATTGTGTACCTAGAACTTAACGTTCCAGCAAGAGTGGCTTTCGTGCGCAAACAAGGCAAGAATGGCGGTCAATTCTGGGGCCCAGTGAGCGTCGGCGTCACAAAAGGTATGAAGAAAGAATATTACCAAGGATATATGCAAGATAGTAGCTTTCTTGAGGGAGATATCAAAGACTTTCTAGAGAAAAGGAAGTGGGAAACGCCTAAGGCATCTAACCATGAAGGACAGTTTCCTTTCTAATGGACGATGAACAACACGAAGCTTTCCTAAAGAAATATCGCGAAGATGTCGAATGGCTAAGAAGATGTATCAGTCCTGACGACATCTATGAATTCGCAGAGCAATCATTGATTGCCGCTACCTTATTCCTATCTCGATGGGATGAATGGGTGGATATCACTGAAGAAGCGCAAAAGGATAGAGCTACTGCATCGTGGATTAGAAATATCCTAGGGATAAGAATGATGAGAGAGAATGGCTATGAAGGGCCAATCGAATTTGAATTCAAAAACCCTGATGAGGAACTGTGAAGATAATTATACCAGGTATCCCAGTTCCTCAAGCTCGAATGAAACATTGTAGCAGAGGCACATTTGTAACAACTTATGACCCAAAAGCAAAAGAAAAGAGCCTCATTAGGCACATACTTAACAATCTTGGCAATGGTGGCCATTCCTTTGATTTTCCTCGCATTAGCTTTCTTTTTCATATGCCAATACCAAAAAGCATACGGAAAAGAGATGAAGAGATCTACAATTCAGGGAAGCTCAAACACGATAAGAAGCCCGACGTTGATAATCTAATCAAGCTATACCTCGATTGCCTTGATGGTATTGTACTTCAAGGTGACCAGAAAGTCTCTCTAGGCCCATGTATCAAAGTCTATCATCCAGAGCCTAAAACTCTGATATGGATTCATGAGACTACGCATAAGCTACAGCCATGGGAGTTGGATGTTGCGTTTTTAGGCGTTGAAGAACACGATATACCGTCATTTTATGCACAGGATTACCTTTACGGTTCCGAAAGCCTCTGGACTCAAGTTCGAGGGCTATTTCTCCGTACGTCAAACCCTCTTGATGAAATTCTACCATTAACTCCACTTGCTTTGCCTCCGTCTTTTCAGGGACTAATAGGTAAGGCTTCTGATATGAATGGCAGTCCGACTGGTATATCTGAATCTTTGTTGGGTCAGTAGTATACCCATACCAACATGCTCCTACTTTCTCCATCTTCAACTGCTTTCTTCTCAATCCTGACTTTGTAGCCTCTCTGATATTCTTCCTCTCTGCTTGACCAACCATCGCATAAGCATGAATCATCATCTCATCGACTTGTTTTTCATACAGAGAAACAAGATTCACTCCACGTTTTTGTAAGTCATGCCAAATACTCACTAACTCATTACCAGCTCTAGCAAGACGATTGAGTTTGTATATCACTAGAGTATCATTTCTCTTTAGGCTAGCAAGCATAGCTTTAAGAATTGGCCTCTCATCCATAGCCTTACGCGTTGACATTCCTTCTTCATCGAATTGTATAAGCTCATCACCCTCTTTCATGTGTTGCTTTACGTATTCCATACACTCAATGATCTGGTTTTCTGTTGTCTGTTTTACTGTGATTTCCTCACCTGTTTTCTTTTTACCCGTTGACACACGGCTGAATATTATGTATCGCATATTATGACTCCAAAGAGAATGATAGTTGTTCTAATGTTAAATGATTTTCATCAAGCATAAAGCATCCTGGTTTTATAATAAATACATCTCGATGTTTACGCTTAGGTTTTATTGGTTTTACAGAAATAACAAGATTATGACGTGTATTATTCACTATCTTCGTTACCCCTGAACATTGAGAGACTTTAAATGATATGTCATTCATCTTTTTTCTTCCTAGTCAGTTGTCTTGCTTTTCTTAAGTGAGCTTCTCTCAATTTCTTGCTTATCTCCTCTACACTGAATTCAGAAGGAAGCAATGATGCTACCGATTCAGCTTGGTAGAAGTAGAGGCGAATCAACTTATGCAAATGATCAATCATATTGCTTGATAATTGCATTTGATCTTCTTTCATTATGCCTATCTCTAGTGCCCTTAGTTGAGTTGCTTCTAGGGTTTTCAATGTAGCTATCTCGGAAACAAGATTCAGCATCAGATCTTCAAGACTCTTTATGTTTTTCGCGTCTACATATGTATGATCCACTTTTACCCGCTATTTCTTTAAGTTCTTTTATAGATAATCTCGATGGTACGGCTTTACCATTTTCCCACCTGTTTACAGTCACAACAGTAGTCCCTATCAACTGTGCAAACTTCTCTTGTGTCACACACAATTTCTTGCGTATGGCTGTTATTTCTTCTGGTGTCATTTTCCCTCATTTAGTTTTTTGAATAGCGGGGCTACCCTCATTCTTCTATATTCTTTGTCTACCTTGGGATTCTCTCCATAAGAGTCAATAGACTCATGAAGATCTCTCAATGACCAACGAACTGCTTCAATTATATGCCTTGCATGTATCAGACAACAGATCTCATCATTATCATCGGGATTCAGAGCAAAGACATAACATGCCCAAGTTGATGATTCATCAATGTATTTTATCTCTGCATAGCAGTTCATACACTCTGCTTTCTCACCCCAATTTTGCTTGAGCTTCTCTTTAATCTCATCATTCATTTACAGGATGCTTCCCTTTGTTTTTATGCACATAGTCGCTTATTGCTTTGTCTATAGCCTTTGCAAGTATCTCTCTAGATATCTTGTGATCTTCTATGCAATCATACATAGCTTTAGCCACAAAATTCAAGGTGTAGAAGAACAACTCATCTCTACCCAAGATATCCATATGACTCTCTAGTACTGTAAGTAGATCATCGGTTAAGTCTGTTATCTTCTCTTGTTTCTTAATGTTATCCTCCTTCATGAAATCATTGGTTCATCATGAGAACATTGATTGCATCCAATATCCGTTATCTTACAATCTTCACAGAAACCTTCATGTCCACATTCTGAACAATGATACCATTCTGCTAAAACTCCTTCATCATCCAACATGGCACATTGATATGATGAATTTGATAGAAACACATTCCCACTATCTTTATTAAATGCTATGTGGACTTCATGAGCATCAAAACCGATAGGCAATCCCTGAATTCCCCATGCGTTAAATATTCTTATAAATTCGATACGCTCTATTAGTCCGAACTCTTCTAAATTGCTTGTTACAGTATTTTCATTCATTGTCTATCCTCTTTTGAACTCTATTAACATTCTTAACGCATATTCCATATGCGATTTATTCACTCTACGTGAGCCAAAAGGATGAGATATTCCGCCATTATCCATATTTTCTTCAATGACATAACCTCCATAACAGGAAGCATAATCTAATCTCCATTGTCCTTTCTCATGGCCTATTTCTTTGCCTATCATCCTTGTAAAGGTATCCAACAATTGTAATAAGTCCTTCATTTTCTACTCTCCTTTCACTATTTGTTAATTTCTCTACGTCGTATTATCCGAAATATACCCATTTCGTTATCTCTGTATGCCTTTAAATCTTGTTTAGCTTCTTTCCAATTTTCAGAACAGGTTAAATCTTCCCAACGTTGATAAAAACCCTGTATAATCCAAAGATAAGTATATTTGTTATTATTCATTCTCTATTCCTTATTACTAAAATGTTGCTGAATGTATAACTTCTTGACCGTTTACTTCACATAGGTAAACTGATACCTCATATGACTTCTTAGCCTTGAAAATCTTCGCAGCTTTCAATTGCGCTTCATAAATGGAATCTGCATACACTTCTATCTTCTTGCCTTTGTACATTGCTATATATCCACACATTCTCTACTCCTATCTTATGTTATTATTAACAAGCCTTACTTGCGTTTATACTGAACATGAAGTGGTATTCTTCATCGTTACCGCGCTTTCTTTGCTTTATGTCTAACACTATATCATGATATATGTATATAACACAAGAATTATCTTTCTACAGAGGAGAAACAACACTTTTCAAAAACAAAGTTGACACATAAATACCGTAAATGTCATGATACGTATAATCAAGCTTGACTCAGGCCATAGGTGCGCCTAGCACCCATGGTAACATAAAGGGGCTCTTGCCCCTTCAACCCCACTCTCGCTAAAGCTTCGAGGGTTAAGAATGGTAGAATATTATGGCTGGTTTCCCAAGTGTAGCTAAAGGTAATAAGAGAGGTGTTAAAGCTCTACAGCCAAAAGCAGGTGTAGCACTTGATAAAACTATAAAACCAGAGACAGTTAAGAAACTACTCATTCAAGAACATGGGAATATTTCTAGAGTTGCTGATATCATTGGTACTTGTAGAGGTACGTTACGACGTATGATTGATAAGTACGATGATCTACTCGATACGCTAAAGCAATGTCGTGAACGTCAACTAGATCAACTTGAGCAGTCATGCTTTGATCGTGCGATTGAGACTAATGATACAACGTTACAGTTGTTCTTGCTCAAGACCCAAGGTCGTTCACGTGGTTATGATCAAGATGAGGCTAAGAATGCAGCTAAGGATATCGCTACAGCTGCATTTGACTTTATACTAAGTAAACAAAAGCCCTCATAGCATAGTGTGAGCATATGTCTCACCTACTCACCATCACATATGTTAGTATCAACATGGACATGTAGTTACGATACTGAGTATACATTATTTGAATAGGGTCCCATCCTCACTTCGTTCCTTAGAATTCGAGGGGGTACAGGACCCTTAGTTAGTACTGGTACCTGTTAAATATCCCACTCCTCCCCTCTCTCAAACAGAGTTCACTTTCTAAACTAAAGAAAACCTTTACAGAATGTACATACCATAGATTTAGTGTTGCTATCCCATCCAAAAAAAATCTCCCCATGTTTTTAGATAAATTAACTCTTTTCACAATAATGTGGTGTTAGCTATAACGAGAGGATGACAAAGAAGAAGAAGAAGCCTAAGGTATTAGAATTTAGTGATAGAGTAGAGATAGAGAGGTTACTGTGTCTTGGTTATAGTCGAAGTGAGATAGCTCGTAAGATTGGAAGGGGAAAGAACACTGTTGTTGCTGAGGTTAGGAGGTACGGTGGTGATGCTTATGATGCTAAGGAAGCGCAGAAGCAAGCTGATGTGAATAGAGATAAGAAGTACAAGAGTGTATCTAAGAAGCTTAAGTCTAGAGAGCCTACAACGTGGATAAAGCGGATAGAGAACATAGAGATGCAGATAGAGATTCTATATGACTACATTAAGGAATTAAGCAGAAATGATAAAAAGCACTAAAGACTACGATATGTTTGTGTTGAGAGAAGACAACAGAGAGAGGGTGGACTTATCTCATGTTAGGAAGCTTTGTGAGTCCATTAAGAGTAGAAATCTTTTGGAGATGCGTCCTATTGTTGTTAACAAGAAGATGGAAGTTATGGATGGTCAACATCGTCTGATGGCTGCTAAGGAGCTTGATGTAGAGATATATTATCAAGAGGAGAAGAAATTAGAAGCCGAGGATATCATTCGCATGAATATCAGTAAGGCTTGGGGTATAGCTGATTACTTGAATTTCTACTGTCACCATGAGTATCCAGAATATAAGAAGCTGGCAGAATTTATGAAGAAGCATGAACTTAGTCTTAAAGTGTGTTTATCTATTTGTGTGGGTGCTGGTCAGAAAGGTCATGTTGATTTCAAGATGGGTAAGTTTAAGTTTCAGAGTGAAGTTACCGAGGATGTATTTGATATCTGTTGGGAGACTGTTGATTACATAAAAAAGATGAGTGGATACAGCACTTATGTCTACACGGTAAAGTTTTGGAGAGCATTGTTATTATTAGTTCGTCATCCGGATTTTGATATAGACAAATGGAAACATAATCGTGAGAGGAACATATCTCAGTTTGGTCCTCGTGCTAGAGAGAGTGATTTCGTAATACTATTTGAGAGTGTATACAACTGGAGAAATCGATCCACGATACATTTATGTGGACAAGGTCTTCCCGATTAATATAAAGATAATCTTATGTTAAATTGGGTGGATTATGATCGTGGATATGATTAAGAGTGTGAAGTGGATATTCCTTATGCTTGCATTGGTGATTTATCTCTGGTGGTTTGATGTTCAATATAAGGCTATACTGAAGTACTATCCGGGGATGAGTAGGTGGGAGTATTTCATGTTACAAGACAAGATACGGGTAACGCCTTAGGAAGAGCGGTGAAAACAGATGACAACTATGAGAGACAGAAGAGATGTGTATGAGATGGAGATAGAACTTTGTAGAAGGAGATCAAAGATGCTTGATATTTTAGGTGGTGAGGGAGTTTCGTTACCACAATACAATACGATTGACCTAGCGCCTATTTTTAGGGAGTTGGATACGAATGCTGAAGTGTTGATGGAGAGAATGACTGAGCATTACAACAAGCTTATGGAAGGTAAAAAGGAATGGATTAGCACTAAAGAAAGATACCCTTCAGATGATCAGACTGTGTTTGTTATTAATAACAAAGTTCAGATGCTTCCCATCAAGGCTTACTACTGTGAGGCATGGGATGAGTTTATGAGTCTAGAGAATGGAGATGGTACGAATCATCCTCTTTCTATTACACATTGGATGGAACTTCCTGGGAAACCATGACAAGAATTACTTCCATCCTCCTATTTCTATCCGTAGCTTATCGATCTCCACGCATATGGCATGCAATGCTTCTGGTAGATTGAAAGTATCTTCCATGCACTTCGGTAGTGGATCATTAGGATAATCTATTCTGTATTCCCCTACCCATTTTTCATGATTCTTCTTTGCTTCTTCTGCGTGTTTCTTAAAAGTCTTCATCAGTTTTTCTAATTCGTACATGAGTTCTCCTGTTTTTCCGGATAGGTGCATTGAGTGACAGATACGATAAAATCGTACGCTTGTAAAGTTGTTTATTTTCTTCTTTCCAAAAAAAACCTTGATACGTATAAGAAAATTTTACACTATGGAGGTGAATATGAGTGAAGAAGTAAAGAAGCCTAAGCAATATATGCCATTGTTGGATGAAGTAAACATGGCGTGTTTGCGTCACATGATGCCTGGGATGAAATTCGTAGAAATCGAGGGCATGCTTATGAGTGATAATTCTGGATACCAACTCTTGGTGAATCCAATGCCACCTGCTGTGGAAGAATCTGATGTTGAGGAAAAGGCAGATGGTTAGTATCCGGGGCCTTATTGAGCATTTTCTAAAGCCAGAGCACGATGAAGAGCTCGAAGACTTTGCTGAATGGGCTTTTGGTAAAGAATATCGTGACTTTTGTCACTCTATGGATTTCCTGAATGGATGGAATCATATTCATGGTGATGAGTTGTACTTATCATCTAATGGATATATAGAAGAGGACGTCCTAAAGATGATAGAATTGTGGAATGAAGAGGGATGGGATTTTGTAGAATGAAAAGAATAAGTTTTCCGTTGATTTCTGGGTTAGGTTATTTCGGTATTGGCATTGTTCAAGGAGTAATGGTATATGACCACTTCGATATCTTAGCCTCGTTATGTTTTTTTGTGTTAGGGATAACACGACTGTTGTGTCTATGTCACTCTCTGACAAATGCTAAAATATGTGACAGGAGAGATGTATGAAAAGATTCAGAATGTGGCTTAAATTCCTTATAATGGAATGTCTTAATGAGGCTATCAAAGAGCGCCCGATGATTATAGCCACACGAGCTCCTACAAAAGGCGATGTCTATGAGATTGGCACTATCTGGATGCATGAAGAAGAGACATACATCACCACTGGATGCGATATTGTATGGGAAAAGAGAGAATAACTACCAATTTATTACCAAAATCTAACGAATCGGTAACAGAGAATGAGTAATGCTTGCGATAAATGCGGTTTAGAAGATCCCGAATGTAAGTGTTATATATACTCTCTACAGGACAGGATTGAAAAGCTAGAGATTGACGTTATGCGACTTGCGCATGCGCTTAATCTTGCTCTGAATATGATCGAAAAGGCTGAAAAATGAGCGGTGAATGCGAAAAGTGTCATGAGCATACGACTGAATGTACATGTCTAGTCTTTCAGATTCATGCACCTGAAGGAATGACTTTTGCAGAGTGTAACATATGTGAGAACCCATTCGTCTATGACGGAACTTCTGAAAATTGCTTATGGTGTGAGCTAAATAAAGAGGCAGAATGAACATTCTTGGATCAGGAAATAGGAAAATAATAGAAGGAAAACCTTATTTTGGTCTTTTTTTCGGTCAGCACGTTATTGTGAATGGGGAATTGTGGGGATATGAGGAGATGATTGTTGGTGTTGTTAATAGCCTGAGGCAGAGTATGGATGCTAAAGTCCCGTATGGTTGTGAGACTAGGCATGAGGAACTTATTATGAAGCCACCGAATATGGGAGATCCTTTGAATTACAATGGCAGTATAGGTGCAAAGTATATGATATGGGGACGAGCATATAAGATTATGAACCTACTCAAAAAAGGCAAAAAGAGATATGCCAAGAAGATGGTTAATGGAAGAAGGAAACGGGTTAGAATAGATTTAGGAGGTAGTCATGTGCGCTGAGTGTCAAGTAAATAAACCTGAATGGCCACCGAGGATTATATGAATGATGAAGGGCTTGTCTACATAGGAAAGATCATTGATATCCAACCCATAGAGGGGGCGGATTTCATAGTTTCTGCTACCGTTGTCTGTGGTCCTGGAGGTAGATGGAGAGGTGTATGTAAGAAAGAAGAATTCCAAGTAGGTGACTTATGCAATGTATTCCTTCCGGATTCCGTCATCCCCGAGCAAGATGCCTTATCCTTCATGAAGTCTTCAAATTGGCGTGTGAAGATGAGAAGATTCAAAGGCGCTCCTAGCGAAGTGCTTATCGTTACGAATAATATTATAGGAGATCCCTATAATGTTTTTGATTGGAATTCTGTGGGTAGAGATATCACTAAACTCAATGGAGTCACGAAGTACCACAAACCGGTACCTGCTAATCTCCAAGGAAAAGCTAAAGGTGAATTTCCTGGTTTTATACCAAAGACGGACGAGCCGAACTACCAGAATGCCGAAGGTCAAGAAGGAGTAGAAATCCTGATTGGGAAGCCTTATTATATCACAGAGAAGGCAGATGGGAGTAGCACAACGGCATTTAAATACAAAGGTCAATTCGGGGTGTGTAGTAGGAATTGGGAGCTTGAGAGGAATGAAGAAAATGGGTATTGGAAAGTGGCGATTCAACACAAGTTGGAAGAAAGATTACCAGAGGGTTACGCAATACAGTGGGAGACCTGTGGCCCTAAAATACAGTCCAATCCTATGGGTTTCACTAGTGTCCTTGGACTTGCCTTTTCAGTATACAATATACAAGATCGAAGATACCTTGAACTAGAAGAGTTCATAGACTTTTGCACTGAACTGAAATTTCCAATGGTTCATATTTTAGAACACGAACAGAGTTTCTCTATTGAAAACCTTGAAATTCTTGGTGAAGGTACATATAACAATGGAAAGCAAAGAGAAGGAGTGGTTGTTCGTTCTACAACAAACCTTCTAGGACATAAGCCTGTAAGCTTTAAAGTAATTAATCTTAACTATGAAAAATAATGGAGTTTATATGATAGAAAAAGTGGAAAAAACAGCAATCAAGCTTCGATTTATCTTCCTGGCTTTGTTTATTGTATTTAGCATCGTTGCTGCTGTCTGCTATGCAAATGAGAAAGAGGAAGATACAGGACCCTCATGTATTTTATCTTTTTGGCCTCCTGACATGGTGCCTCATCTGCCTCCTCACTTCCCGCAACCGCAACCAAAGCCTAATGAACCAGTCATGGGTTAAGGGAGTTGTTTATGAGTTCACCTTCTGAAATGCTAGGTTCATCTAGAAGTCGGTGGCCATCACAGGGAAGACTTGATATTCCAGGGAAAGAGATTCATGATCCAATCGCTAATATTATTCAAGAGCAATTGGCTGATGGATGGTTACTACAGGAAACTACTCTCAGTCACTTGGTTTTTTCAACGATTCTAGATGGGCGTAAGTGGAAAAGATTCTTTGACAAGAGAACTTGCTTGTTTGTGTCTCAGGAATTTCATAAGGTAGAAGAAGTGGCAAAAAACGCAATGCAACAAGAAATAAGGGATTGGCCTCCCGTGGATTTTGGAGATTAATGAAAAACTTACCTGATTTTTATCACAACTACTCCCTAAACATCCCAGGAATGACCGAAGAGGTTAAAGTGTGGGCTCAGATGTTTTTCGATGATGGAAGTGTGACTCAAGGTAAATACATTCCTCGGGTGATCTATGACCATCCCGAGGATATTATTACGCTTGCTGAATTATTTTTAGAGGAAACCCATAGAACAGAAGGAATACTGTTCATCTGGGGAGCTGGGAGAGTCTACGCTAAGAAAGCTAAGTTACTTCTTCTTAGAAGCGGCCCCTTTAAGGGGAGTCAAACTCTTAGGCTTAGCAACTTTTGATTGCTTTTCTCCTTCGACATATGAAGGCATTATCCCTATCTTCTTAGGTGGTTTTGCAGTGATTCTTATTGATTTTTCATAAAGTTCTTTAGTCATATTAACTCCTTGTTAAAATATTCATTTACCTGGTAAATTGAATTTAAGCAAGTTCTTTTTTAAGGTATCATATGTCAGCAGGTCCTAATCCACAAGATCCATTAAGTCCTCTGTACGATTTCATTGATACTCAGCCAACATCAGCATACCCTGCTACTCCAGATTCGTCGCTAAGCCACTTTACGGTGCGTCAGTTCGCTCCGGAGAACATCACTGCTGCTTTACCCATGGTTGTAACAAAAACAGCCCATGGACTACAGAATGGCCAAGCTATCCGTGCTACTCAATTTATAACCGTTCCTATCGCCAATGCTACAGGCATGGAGCAGCTTAATATGGGACTGTTTTACGTCCAGCGAGCCACTACTGACACTTTTCAGTTGTATGATTCTAATAGTGTCCCTATTGACGGTCGTTCTTTCACTCCGTATGTACAGGGTGGTCAGTTCACTATAAACGGTCCCGAGATTCTATGTGTGAATCCCTCTCACTTTCCGCCACCGGGTGTTGTATAGTTCACTTTGTATTTCTTCTTTATCACTACAAGATTATCTAGTCTGTTGTCTCCTGGATCTCCGTTGATGTGATAAACATGCTCGTCCATCTCTAGAGGTCTTCCTAGATATTCAGCCATGATATGTCTATGAACTTTATCCTTCTTTCCGTTGATTGTCTTGTGTTGATAGACGTTGTCACTCATCTTCCTTCCAATGAGACAAAGGTTTAAAGAGAGAGAACACCTCGTCTGCTATCTCTCCTTCTTTTTCCAGAGCATTAGCCATGGCTGAATTAAATGAGTTTTGCAGTTCGAATGAGTCTTTTCCCTCACCGTGTATCAAATGTTTCGTTTTAGGGGTTTTAACAAATCCTATCCATTGTTTTCTTCTGTCATCCCAAACGGTTGGTACTCGTAAATATAGATCATCGCCCCCATCAATATGAAAGCAGATTTGCATATAAGTATTGGATACAGGATGTGGTTTCATTTTTTTCTCCCCTTAAGCAAACATTCTACCAATTTCATGATTTTCCATTGACTTGTTTTTTGCATTTGTGTAAGTAAATATTTTAATCAACTATACAAGGAGTACAGGAAATGCCTCTATTACCAGGAAAAAGTCAGAAAGCAATCCGTCAGAATATCGAAACAGAGATGAAAGTCGGAAAACGTCCTCAGAAACAAGCTGTAGCAATCGCCTTGAGTGTAGCTAAGAAATCTGGATACAAACCCAAGGGCGAAAAGAAATAAGAG